ATTCGAAATCACCGCTGCCGTTTCCAGATCGCGGTCGCTGCACCTACTACACATTCCCTGATAATGTCGGCCACCTCTCACGCGGCGGCCGGGATGGATGGGGCCGAGCCTTCTGCTTCGGGCTGCAGGCAGCGATCGACGGCCGTTATGACTACGCGGTCCACATTGAGGGCGACAGCCTATGCCGCCTGCCGGTGCTCAAGATCATTCGGCAGATGGTCGCTAGCGGAGCGCAAGTGCTGTCGTGTCCGGTTCGCGGGATGAAGTTTGAATATCCGGAATGGGTCGAAACTGGGCTGATGTTTTTCGATGTTGGTTGGATCAAACGCAGCGGCTTCATCTCGCGTTATGACTGGTTCAATCGGCTCGAGCATCCGACGCCCGAGGTGATCGTGTATCGATTGATCGGCCACGACCTACAGATGATGCACTGGCGCGCGCTGCGCGGTGACAAAAACCAGATCAACAAAGACAACATAGAAAAGCTCAATCTCGATTGGATTACGCACTGTCATTCCGACATTGTGATGTACGATCGCTTTGTTGAGTTGGCGAATGGATGACTTCAACGAGCCACCAATTCATCATCCAGCGCAGCATCTCGGCGGGCGATCTTACGCGCAGCATGCCGACGATTTGATCCTGGCGTGCATATTCAAGCAACTCGGGATCGAAAAGCCGTCCTATCTGGACATCGGCGCATTTCACCCATTCATCATCAGCAACACATACTATTTTTACAAACACGGATCGCGCGGGATCAATTGTGAACCCTCGCCAGGTCTGATCGACCTTTTCCGCACCTGGCGGCCTTACGATCTGAACTTGCCATATGCCGTCGCTCCGGTGCGTGGTCGGGTGCCGCTGTTCGTCACCAAGGACACGGACGGCCGCGATTCATTGCTGCGCGCGCAATTGGCGTCGGATTGGGCCGTCGAGGCCATCGAGGTCGAGGCGGTCACCGTTACCGACATTGTCAACGAATATTGCCGAGGTGATTTCCCCGATCTGCTCTCGATTGACATCGAGGGGTTCGATCTCGCGGTGTTGCAATCGATCCAATACGAGGTGATGGCGCCGAAGGTGATTATTGCCGAGGCGATGCCTTGGGATAATTACGGGCCTGGCATTCGGCGATTTCTCGAAGGCGCGGGCTATTTTTTCTGCTTCCGCGCCATCAACAACATCATCTTTGTCCACGAGCGCTATCGCGAAAGGATGTTCTAATGAAGCGTCTGCTTTTGTCGCTTTGCTCTGGTTGCTTTCTGTTGTTGGCCGCGCCCGTGCCAGCAAAAGCCCAACTTTACTGCAATCAACAAGCTTCGGTGGGTGGCTTCACCAGCACAACCACAGTAATCCCGCAATCCGACAATCAATCCATCTTTATTTGCGGTTGGGTCATTAGTGGGAATGGCAATCTTACAGTGACGTTTCAATACGGCACCGGCGCCAATTGTGCGACGATAACATCGCCGGTCCCTTGGGGGCCGATTATCATATTGAACAGTTCGTCGCTGTCTACTCTGGTAGAAGCCACTGCAATTTTTCGTGGCTTGGCGACGCCGCCGGGGACTTCTCTTTGCATGACCGCAACGGCCGCCGCAAACGCTACCGTCTATTACGTCCAACAATAACGCCATGCCCATAGACTTCAACGCCCTCGACAGCCTCGTGCTTTCGGTGTGCATGGATACCTTTGCGCTCGGCCAGGACGGCAATTCGAGCGTCGTGTTCAATCCGATCGCATCGCAACCAGGAGCGCCTCCGTATGCCGGACGCGGCATTTGGACCGTCAAGCCGGTGACCACATTTCTCGAGGGGCAGGCGCCGATGAGCACGAGTCTTTACACGCTCGGTTTGCGCTTGTTTGATTTTACCATTCCGCCGATCGGCGGCGATCAGGTCACCATTAATGGCGATGTGTATACGCTCGACGCTTTCGAGCGCGATAGCGCCGACGGTATCTCATGGACCTGCAAGGCGGCACAGCCTAACGCGGATGTTACGCCGTGAAGGAAGGCGCCGGATTCGGTTTTGGATTTGGCGAGCGCCATCACCACCACGACGAAGACGAAACACCACCGACGACAGGCGTTAGCGGGACTCGAGCGCATCAGATTGTCGATGCGATCCTGGCAATCCTGCAAGACGTGAGCGGGCCAACCGGGCTTTATAAAACAATCCGCCGGACTCCATACCGAACATTGCTGCCGACAGATTTGCCGGCATTGACGGTTTTTATCTTGCGCGAAGATTTCTCCGCTGATGGCGGCGTAAATCAAGGGTTCATCAAATTCAAGAACAACATCACGATCGGCATTGCGGTGGCGCGCGGGTTCAACGAGGTTGGCGGGCTCGATGGCGACATCGATACGGATGCTGATCTGATCCGACGATCGCTGCTCACCAATGCGCAGTTTACCAAGCGGTATCAATGGGGCGGTTTGTTTGAGGGCGTGCCGACGATGAGTCGCTCGCAGACCTGGCCGCAAGATGCCGAGGCTTTCATGGTCGAGTTGCGGCTCGAGCTCGTGTTTACCGTAAGGCAGTGGTTCTTCCCGATTATCACTGACCACCTGTACGAAATGGATGTCGATTTCAAACTCGGCGGACGAGATTCGAAGACCGAAGGGATCAGGGTGCTGATCGATCTGCCGCAAGAGGAACCAGAGGACGACGACGATGGTGATGAGGGTACTACCGGCAACAGTTGAGATGATGGCGCATCTCTATCATCCGATAACGAAAATGAAGTTTCTCGACATGGATACGCCGGTCGAGTGGCCGTCCGATCAATTCACGATGCGTCGGCTTGTTGACGGATCGATCATCGATGCAACGGCACCGTTGCGACCCGAGCCACTAACGGAGCCGCCGCCGAAACGGCCGCAAAAGTAAGACCAGACAGCCCGCCAAGTTGGCGGGTTTTTTAATGCCTAACAAACAAACAAAGGAGGCATAAATGCCTGTCGAGTTCTCGCAGTTTCCGGCCAACTGGCGTGCGCCATTATACTGGGTCGAGATAGATCCGAGCATGGCGGGCCTGGCTCGACCGCAGCAGAATGCCTTGCTGATCGGCCAGATGTTCACCGCCGCGAAGGGTACGAGCAACAAGGGCACGGCGCTGCCGAACAACCCGATCGCGGTCGGGAGCATCCAGGCATCGGGGACATTGTTCGGTGTCGGCAGCATGTTGGACAGAATGTTCAATATCTTCGTCGCCAACAATGCGGCGCAACCGATCTGGTGCTTGCCATTGGCGGAAACCGGCACGGCCGCGACCGGCAAAATCACGGTGTCAACGCCGCCGACGCAAGCCGGCGTACTGTCACTGATGGTCGCCGGCCAAGAGGTGCCGGTGACGGTCGGCCAGACCGATACGGTTGGCATTGTCGCGGCCAACATCGTCGCGGCGATCAATGCCATGCCGACATTGCCGGTCACTGCGGTGCTCAAAGCGTCGGGCCAGGGCGAGGTTGATTTAACCTGCAAGTGGCTCGGACTCACCGGCAACGACGTGACTTATTGTGACACGTATTATGGGGGCCTCGGCGGCCAGGTGTTGCCCGTTGGTCTGACGCTGACCTACACCACGGCAACCACGTTCGGCGGCACGCTGACCGGCGGCGCCGGATCGCCGACGCTGACGGCCGCCATCGCTATCATGGGCGATCTGCCTTTCGAATACGTTGCATTCCCGTTCCTTGACCAGCCATCGTTGATAGCAATCCAAACCGAGTTTGGCTTTACCTCGAGCGGCCGATGGGGGTGGCTGCGCGAGTTGTTTGGTCAACTTTACTCGGCTCGACGCGGCAATCCCGGTGCCAATAATGATTTCGGTTATGCCGACCTGATCAATTGGGGGTTGACGCAGAATGCGCCGCAAACCTCGGTGATGGGCTTTGAAGCCACCACCATGAGCCCCATGTGGGAATGCGCGGCGGCGTATTGTGCCGAGGCCGCGATGGGCTTCACCGCCGATCCGGCACGGCCGCTGCAAACGCTCGAGTTGCTCAGTGTTGTGCCGCCGCCACCGCACCAGCGCTTTACCATGACCGAGTGCAACACACTGCTTGGTGACGGCATCGCCGCGCAGCGCGTGACGCCGAATGGTTATCCGGCGATCTTGCGTGAGGCGACGACCTATCAGTTCAACATCTATGGCCAGCCCGACGAGGCGTATACCGACATGACCACGCTGGCGATCCTGTCGGCGCTCATCCGTCACCAAAAGCAAGCGATCACGGATAAGTATCCGCGCATGAAGCTTGCCGATGACGGCACGTTGTTTGGTCCGGGGCAAAAGATCGTCACGCCGAAGATCATCAAAGCCGAGCTCGTGTCGGAGTACATGGTTGATGAGTTCAATGGTCTGGTCGAGGACGCGGCGGTATTTGCTACCAACCTGATTGTTGAAAGGGACTCGATTAACCCCAACCGGGTCAATGTGCTCTATCCGCCGAACCTCATCGGGCAACTGCGGATTTTTGCTGTGCTAGCACAATTCCGTCTGCTCGGTGCGCAGCAGACATCATTCCCGCAGTCCTAATACCAGAAACAGAACGCGGCACAAAGACCCGCCTTTTGGCGGGTTTTTTGTTGCCCAAAACATAGGAGAATCAAATGGCCTTCGGCGATCCTAATGTCATTGCGGGCATAGCCACGCTGACAATCGACGGCACGCAACTCGCGTTGAAAGCAAACTGTGTGATCTCGTGCTCGCTGCTCGAGCGTGACGGCATTTCCGGACAGGACCGCGTGCATGGTTATCGAGAGATGCCACGCGTCCCATACATCGAGGCCGACATTTCCGTACAGCACGGGCAATCAATCATGAACTTCGACACGATCGTGGACTCGACGCTGGTCGCAGAAATCGCGGACGGTCGCACGTTCTCACTCAACAATTGCTGGTACTGCGGACGCACCGAACTCGCGTCGCAGGAAGGCCAATGGCGCACGCGTTTCGAGGGCATGACTTGCGTCGAGATCGCGGGCTAACGGAGATCTAAATGGACGAAAAGACTAACCCGCAATTACTCAACGAACCACCGGAGGGCATCGGGCCAGTCATCGGTAAACCAAAGCCGCCAGCGGCACCAAAGCCAAGGGTCGAGCCGCCACCGGAGCCGGAAGCGCCCGAACCCGAGCAGGAATGGCCGCTCAAAGTCAAGCTAACAAAGAAGATTCACGACAAGGATTCGCAACTCATTGACACGATCGAGTTTCGCGAACCGACCGGGGCGGACATTGCGGAAGTGGGCATGCCGGTAATGCCGAACTATCGCAGTCAGGGCGTGGACATTGACGGAGTGCGAATGACCGAGATGATGGCTCGACTAGCGTCTACGCCATCCGCGTACATCAAGCACATGAACGCCAAAGATTGGACGACTTGCGCCACCAACCTGCAACGTTTTTTTCTACCGGATTGGGCTCGGGTTCAGGTGGGTCAATAGCACTCGACTGCTATTACCTGGCGCGCTGGTATCACGTCCATCCGGACGAGTTCTTGCGCCAGCCCATATCGGCGATCCGGCGTCATCTCAAATACACCCTGCAGCTTGTCGAAGAATTAAAGCCGCGCGAATTCATCCCCGCACAGCGATCTAAAAGGTAGAGCATGGCCGACAATAAATTTGGGATGGTCGGCGAGCTCGTCCTCAAGGGGTTTGAAAAAGCCAAGCCGCAATTTGAGGCACTTAAAAAGCAAGGCGATCAACTCAACAAGACGAGTGTGCCGGTTGTTCAATTTAACAAGCACACTAAGGAGCTCGCCGGCCACCTCGAAAAGGGTCACAAGGGGCTGGCGTTATTTGAGCGTGAGTTAAAAGCCACGCAGGCGTTGATCGGCAGGTTCTCGCCCGAGGTTGCCGAGGCGGCCGGTGCGATGGGCGAGTTTTCCACTGGCGCCGGCTCAATGGTTGGAGCCATGACGGCTCTGGGCGCAGCGTCGGTGGTCACGGCCAAAGAGCTCGGTGAATTTTCCTCCGAAGTTCAGAAAATGAAATATGCCGCTGCGCGGAGCGGCATGGCACCGGCCGATTTACGCGTCTGGGAATTAACGATGGGCCGGTTCGGCCTCAAGGTCGAAGAGGCTGACGCGAGTGCGATCAATTTCACTCGCAACATGCTTCAGGCGTCGCGCTATGTCGGCACCGTTCGATCGGAGATTCAAAAGACCAGCCAGCAAGCGTTGCTGAAGCTCAATCAGACATTTGAGCTTTATAGTCGTGGTTCGCTTAGTTTCGAAGACGCTACGCAGCGTGTGCTCGATAACCTCGATGAGTTGGACGAGGCGGCTAAGAAAAGCGGTGTCAAGCACGGTCCCGGATCGCCTGAAGCGATCACGCTGATTAAAGAGGAAATTGGAAAACTCTTAGGGCTGTCGCATCAGTTGGTCATCGAAGGCGGCAAGGGATACCGCAAGAACCGCGAAGAAGTTCAGAAGCTATTCGATAAAAAAATATATGAAGGTGCGGAAGAGGGGTTGAAGGCTTACCGCGAGGAATGGAACAGAACGCTAGTTCAAATTGAGAATACCAAAAATTATTTCACCAAAGAACTTACGCCGATAATGACGAAGGTTGTCGGGGACTTTAACGCATGGGCTACAGGTCCGGCGGGCGAAGCGTTTTTCAAGCAGCTGGCTGGCGATGTCGGCGAGCTCGCAAAGGGGTTGGCTGCTGTCGTTGGTGAATTAACCAAGATCAAAGGGCTCGCCGCCTGGTTGGATGCCGCGGCTCAGAAAGTCGCAAAGGCAGGAAAGGATACCGGAGACTTTCTCGGCACCTCGCAGATTGCTGGCGGCTTTGAGCTCGCCGGGGCGGAAGCGCGCAAACATTTAACGACGGCCGATATTGCCAAGCGGATGCAGGGGGCTCCACATGGGGTTCCCGAGGGTCATGGCGCACCGCGCGAGCAACGTTCGCCGTCGCTGCTGCCCGATTATTCGGTTGAGCAGCTTCGCAAACTGAAGGGCTTTCAGCACGGTGGCCCGGTCGAGGAAACCGGGCCGGCTTGGCTGCACGAGGGCGAGCACGTCCTCACCCGCGGCCAGGTACAGCAATCCAGCGTCGGCGGCTTCACCGATGAGAAGCAAAAGCAGGTGTGGGACCGTTATTGGAAAAACTTTGCCGAGGTCGGCAAAAATCTTTTGGACGTTGGGTCATTGCGGCTTGGTTTTGGCGGTGGCGGCGGGGGTGGCGGCGGGATCGCTGCGGCGGTCGCTGGTGCGGTTTCCGGTGGGGGTGGGGGTGGTATAGGCGGGATACTGCAAAGCGCGCTGGGCGGGGCTGGCGGCCCGATTGCGGGGCTACTCGGTGGCCGAGGTGGGCTTGGTTCAATACTCGGCATGCTCGGAGGCGGCGGCGGTGGTCCGCTGGGGATGTTCCGAGGGCTGCTTAGCGGCGACGTTGGTGGCCTCAGCGGAATTTTGGGCATGCTCGGAGGTGGCGGCGGCGGTCCTCTGGGAATGCTCCAAGGGATGCTCGGCGGCGGCGGCGGCGGCCTCGGTGGCATACTCGGGATGCTTGGAGGTGGCGGCGGCGGCGGACTCGGCGGTCTATTCGGTGGCGGTGGTGGTGGCGGCTTAGGCGGCATGCTCGGCGGGCTGCTCGGTGGGGGTGGTGGCGGCCTAGGTGGCATGCTTGGCGGCCGAGGTGGCGGTCTCGGTCGAATCCTCGGCGGCGGCGGCGGTTTGGGTCGCATACTCGGTGGTGGTGGCGGCGGCCCGCCTCGAGGTAGGGCGCCCACTGCGCGGACGACCGATCCGAATGCGCCCACCGTGCAAACAAAGACCACACCAACGCCATCGCAAGGGAAGGGTCCCGGCGGCGGGTTTACTCCAACATCGGACACGGCCGCGAAGTCGTTTGCGGATGTGCTCAAAGGCAAGGAGGATCAACAGGCGAGCGGCCCGATCGATCGGTCGATGTGGGCTGACATTGCCAATGATCCTGAGAAGGTTCGGCGGTTGGCGTCGATGACCAAGGGTGAGGTGGGGCTTTGGTCAAACACCAGGACGCAACAGGCAATCGTTGAGCAAGCGTTCAATCGCTGGACGCTTAGAAACAAATCATTCGGCAGCGATCTCTATGCTGGCAAAGGCGGATATTACGCACACAACACGTTTCAGCCGGTTAACGAAAAGGAAGTTGCGCAATTTAAAGAACGAATTTTAGGCCCGGTTTTGGCCGGCTCCGATGCCGCAATGGGAACGAGCGGCAATGCTTCAAATGAACCAGGCAATATGGTCGCCGCGCACGACTTTCACAAGCCGTGGGGCAAGGGCGCCTTTTGGATGGATTTGAAAACCGGTGCAAAGACTGATTTGCCGGACACATACATGGGCGGCAAGGCCGAGGCCATGTACTACGAGGCGGGGCCTGCAAGCAAGTTGCCACGGAAGGATGTTCCCGGTGCTGTGCCGCCGATCGCCGGCCTGCATGTGCCGCACAGTGCCTACAAGCCGGGTCAGATAGCGGGCGCACCGGCCGCGGCTTCGGCAGCAGCAACGCCGAAGATCAATGCAGCGGGCATGCCCGGTGCGGCGGGCGGTCCAAGCGGACCCGCTGCCCCACACCATGCCGCAACAGTGCTTGGCGGTAGCCCACCAAGTGCAGCGGGCGTCGCTGGCGCAGCGGGCGGCCCAAGCGGGCCAGCGGCTCAGAAGCCTGGTCCTGCCCCTGAAGTCGGCAAGGCAAAGATCGTCAGCAAGCCTTACCAATTCGGCGGACCTGTACGTGAACCGGTCAAGGGAGTCGGCGAAAAATCTGGTGCCAGTTATCAGGTCGGAGAAAAAAGCAGAGTAGCACCACCGAGCGGCGGCGGCGGCGGGCCGATGGCGAACATTCCAAAGGGTGCCGCGGCCTTGCCGACATCGCCTAGAATGCGCGCCTTTGTTGGTGGCATTGGTGCAGCCGAGACAGGTTTCAGTACGAAGGAAGCGACTAGTCTTCAGTACAATACGCCAGCTACCAATCCGAACGTCAAAGCAGGAGGTGGCTATCAGGCAGATTATGGGTTCATGCAAATGAACCCGGCCAATGCCTCCGAGGCTGTCAAAAAGTATGGAATGGAGCCGGAACAGGCGCGATTCCTGTACGGCAATTGGTTGGGCGGGGCTTCAAGGGCACAGCAAGAGGGTGCGGTCGGCCAATACATCGGCCGCCGATGGCCAAAGGAGTCTGCGGAATTAGAGAAGACCGGCGATTTTGAGAAGATGAGAAACGCGCCGGGAATGAGAGGCATGTGGTCTTCGTTAAAGCCGCCACCGTTGGGCCATCCGCAAGTTGCGAAGGCCGAATTTGATCGGGTGCTCAAAGAATCGGCGATGACCGGCGGCGGCGGCAGTGCAGGCGGCGGCGGCGCTACTGGTTCGACCGATGTGAGGAAATCATTCGGCAATGAGGCGGATCGGTTTGCGATCGACCAGGCGCGATCGAAGCTCAACGAGGCGATGACCGGCGAGGTATCGCAAAAGATCGAGGGCACCGGGCAACTCGATGTTAACGTGCGAGCCCCACCGGGCACAGCCACGCGTTCTAAGGGCGGCGGTTTGTTTCAGAAAATCAATATGAATCGCGCTCAAAACAATGCGCCGGCAGCAGGCGGGCCGCCCGAGGTGCCGTTCTAATGGCCGACTTAAAATTCAACGTTTATGCGAATTACATCGCGAGAGGTTTTGAGAAGTTTCGATCGCAGCACGAGCAAATCAAAAAGACCGGCGAGCAATTCAGCAAATCAGGTGTGCCGCTCGTCAAGTTTAATCAGAACGCCAAGCTGTTTGAGGAACACACCCGAAAAACGCAAAAGAGTCTCGGCGTACTCGGAAAGGAGTTCAAATCCACAACGCAGTTGATCGGAAAATTTTCGCCTGAGATTGCTAAGGCGACGGATGCGACAACGCGCTTTGCCGTTGGTACAGGTGGCATGATTGCCGGGATAGCCGCTGTCGGTGTAGCGGTGGCCAAGACGGCAGAAAAGATGGGCGAGTTTGCCGAGTCGATGCATCGGATGAAATACGCATCGGCGCGTTCCGGTCTTTCACCGGCAGATCTCCGGGTGATGGAATTAACACTCGGCCGATTTAACATCGGACTAGAAAAAGCCGACGACATAACGATCAATTTTGGTCGCAACATGTTGAAGGCGTCGACCTACGTCGGCACCGTGCGCCAGGACCTAGCGCGCATTAGTCCAGTCGCATTCCAAAAACTCAATCAAACAATGGAGCTTTATAAGCGCGGTGCGCTTAGTAATACCGATGCACTGCAGCGCATGCTCGATGTGCTCGATGAGTTCAAAGAGGCTGCAGCCAAGGGTCCGGCACAAGGTCCAGGCTCCCCAGCTGCATTTGAGTTTATCCGCGAAAAGATACTTGAAATTTTTGGACTACCGGCCGAGCTCGCGGTTGAGGGCGGGAAAGGTTTTAGACAACAACACGAAGAGGTGGCGAAGGCATTTAAGGGTGCGCAATTTGATGCTGCACTCAAGGAGACTGAAAAATATCACGAAGAATGGAATAAAACGCAAGTTGTTATCGAGAACGTGACAAACGAGTTTGCCGAAAAACTGTATCCGGTAGCGACCGACTTGCTCAAACAGTTCAACGAGTGGGCCAATAGCAAGGAAGGCAAAGAATTCATCCACAATCTTGCGAGCGAAGCTTCTGATCTCGCGCGAGCGATGGGGCCTGATAACCCGATCACTTGGACACAAAAGAAGCTCGAGGAATGGGGACACGCGATCAATGAAAAGTTGCGCGTTCCACACGCTTTTAAATTGCCGGACGAACAAACAAAACAAGAGCGATACGAGAAAGGCGACGATTATCTCAAACGCATACTAAGGGGCTACCAACATGGCGGCCCGGTCGAGGAAACGGGTCCGGCTTGGTTACATGCTGGTGAGCATGTCCTTCCACGCCGTCGAATGGCGAGCGCA